AACCACCGTTCCCCCTAATAAACTTTCCGACATCACCCGCCACAAAGTTTGAACTCCCAGAGGTGAACGTCACCGTTCCCCCTGCTGTTCCTTCTGCCGATGGGGTCCCTGTACCATTTGCCGTGTTATCAAAAACCACCGTGGGCAAGTTAGTAAGGGTAAAGTCCGTCAAACTCCAGCTTGTATCTGACCCCTGCCTCTCAAGCGTCCTTATTGTGTGGTCCTCATGAAAAAGGAAAAGAGTATCTAGGTTCTGATCCCAATTTAGTGCGGGAATTTGTGCGTCTGTGTAGGTATGTGAACCCTCAAACACAAAGGTATCGTTTCGGTAAATATAAAAATAGGATTTTACAAAATAGATTACATAAAGCTGTGTGATTGAAAACTTAAACTCAATCATCTTTATATTATCCCAGGACCCTGTTGGTTTGTTTGATGCGGTTTTTGGCGGAATCTCGTCTATGTACTCAAGACCTGGCCGCCTTCTTGCTCCGCCCTGGGGAAACACCAAAACGTTTCTTAATTTTTCCGCGCCGTTTTCATAAGCAACGGTGTCGTGCCTCATTAAAGCCTGGGGGTCCATTTCTCCCCGGCTAAAATTAGTTTTTGCGGGTCGCAATCTTGCCATTTATGAGCCTCTAACTGCTGTTAACGGGAAAGACTTGACCCTGGATGGGGGTCTAGCCTGTGCGTCTAATCGGGTCGCTTCCCGAAAATAACCGCCTCTGCCGTTTTCTGAAGGCAAACCCCAGGCAGAAACTAAAGCCTCATCTTTTACGTTTTGCTGGTCTGTTACACTTAAAGCCACTTCTGCCATTAAAGCCTTAACCATCATTTCTATTAAATAATGAGGCATATCTTTTTCTGCTACGTCTACCTGATAATCCACTTTGATATAATCAACGTCAGTCATTAATTGATTTTGAAATATTTCGTAATCTTTATAAGGCGTTTTTGTGGAAGTGTCTTCGGCTGGACTGTTCCATACCGTTCTAGGGCCGTGATACATATCTGGGGGCAATTGAAAAGCATTTTTATATTCAGAGTTAGGGCTTCCAACAATTAGATTTAACAGTGGAGACTTGACCATAGTTACTCGCCAGGGGTAAGCTACTAGGACTCTGCGCTTTACAAATGGGTAAACATTCCCACAAGTTACCGCCCCAAAAGTCTCATTAAAAGAGGAGATAGGGTTGTCGCCTAATCGGGTTAAAGCTTGCGATGATATGCTTATATCTGTCTCTGAACCTGCCATTTTTAAGCCGCCTTCTGGGTTCTATTGTTAGTTTTCTTTTTCACCGGATTAGCCTTTAAGGGTTGCGCTAAAATTACCCTCTCATCCATAACTACATTGACTCCTTCAACGGCTTTCACAAATATCTGGGCGATTTCGTCAACGGCCACAACGTTAATTATGCTTCCAGGTGCAAAAAGCAAAGACTTGGAATTGAAATAACCAGGAACCATTACATCCTGCAAAGTGTCCGTTTCAGTCCGGTAGGAGTAAACAGTCGGGGCTGATTTAATCGTCTGCCCGCCTATAGGGGAAAAGCAAGTATCGTCAAACATAAAACCTCTTTCTTAAATGTGGGTAAATACCAACCCAACCCTGTCCCCTGTCCCGGTGAAAGGTCAAGGTCCAGGGCGGGCCGATACTTAATTACGCGGCGTTAATATCCAATGCGCTGGTTGTCACATTGGAGGTTGACGGAGAAGCAGGGGCCGCCGATACGAAAATAATTGTATAGGTCGCCGTCCCACCCGTAGACCCGGCAACTATAATCATATCGTGGACCTGCAACTGGTCCCGCAAATCGTTAAAATACCCCGCGCCCTTTACGGTTGCGAAAGCATCTTCTGAACTATAACTCCAAACCTGTGGGCCGCTTCCCGGAATCGAATTACCACCGATTAGGTTAAGGCCGCTTTGTGCGTAAGCCATGTTATTTACCTCTCGTTAAAAGTTAATTAGTTAGTAATGACAACGGATTCATCGACTGTAATGTCTACGATCCCCTTAGGATCAATAGCCGCGCCACCTGCCGAAAACACTCCGTTAGAAAGCCAAGAAGTTTTTTCCGGCACATAATCAACTGTGGTTTTAAAATTGATACCAATTGCAAGACCCAATGAACCCATAGAGCCACCGTGATAAGCAAAACAGGTCCGGTCATTGGTAGAAAGAGGTAAACCGCCTTCGTCACGGGTTTCAATCATGTGGTATTGAAAGCCCATCCAGGAGTTAATTTCCCCGTTAACCAGGGCTTTAACTGCTGAGAAGTCTGACGATGTTGCTGGCGTACTGCCTAGCATTTGCTCTTTAGCCGCCGAACTCCAGACAAAATGCCTATCGCTCATTGGCACACCCTGGTCATCCAAAAGCTTTGCGGCTCTTCGAATTTTAGTGGTGTCCATAGCGGCGTTAGTTCCTACTGTTTTGGCTACACTTCCGGCTGTTGAGGAAGCTCCGTTAAGAACATCAATCAAAATCTGGTCCTCGCGCCGTCCGATAGCGTCCGCAATAACTTTCGCTAAAGCCTGTCGCTCTGAATAATTAACTTTTGCCTGGTCGAAAATGTCCGTATATTCCGGGGCGTTCCAGTCTGCCAAAGTCGCAACGACTCCGGTGTGTGCAACGTTCATAGGAATAACGTCTGTTTGTGGGATTCGGGGAGTCGCTAGACCCTTGCCGATTTTAGGGAAACGGTGCGTTGAACCAACAACTCCGGTTTTAACCCGGACTGTATTACGCAATTGGCCCGCGCCCTGGTAAGCTTGTTTTACTTCGGCATCAAATTGAGCCGCCGCATTAGTGGTAAGTGTTTTACTCATGGGAAAACCCCTTAACTTAAATGATTGATAATCTCGTTAAACTCTTGAGATTGTCCGTATCAAGTCAAAAGGTCCGATTAAGACACCGGATTGCTTTCCCTGAATGTTGGAGTCTCTTTTTACTACAAAACGAAAACCTTAATGCTTTTTCGGGTTGCTTTAAAAAGGCCCTATCGCATTACTACCAAAAGACTGCATACTTATAAAGCTTTTTATTCTCCATAAGTCTTTCTAAATTCCGCCTCCACTTCTGCCCGGTATGCGTCACCTGCCGGACCTTCCTCTTTATATCTTGGGTCGCTCATCATAGCCGCGCACTCGTCCGGGGTTTTGGCCCCGGTGTTTACGCTTGCGCCTGTTGGAATTGGCTTTTCTCCGGCGTTAACCCTCAACTTATTCAAGGTTTCAACCCCGATAGCTGTAGCCCCAAAATCCAAAGCGTACTTATATTGGTCCTCGTTAAGCACTCCGTTTTTGTGAAGGTGTAAAAGATAATTCTGGTTGGTCCTTATAACGGGGATAGCTTTTTCCTCTCCGCCTAAAGCCTCTATCTCGGCCTCGCGGTTATACGGCTCCGGCATTAAATCATTAGCCCCCGCTAAAACATCCGTAACAATCCCCGCAAACTGTTCCTTGCTTAAATTGTATTTCTTAGCCGCTTTGGAAAACGAAACGACAACCGGATCATCATTCGGCAAGTCCCGTATTCTATCCAGGGACTTAACCCCGTCCTCGGTTTCTATTTCTTTCGGGACCTCAAAATCCTCTAAATACTCCTCGGCTGTTTCCAGGGCCTTTTCGCTTTTGCCCTTATCCTTCTGGAGCTTGTTAAATTGCTTTCGTAAATCAGAATAAGATTTCGCCAGGGATTCGCTTTTAATTTCGCCTTTCTCGCTATCCCAGAACTGCTCTGGGATGCTTTCAGGACGTTCCCCTTTCGCGGGTTTCTCTGTTTCTGGCTCTGGGGCTTTTCCCTCTTTGTGGGCATCGCCCATTAACCCCTCTACGTTAACCTCTGGGTCAGGTTGGTTATTTGCATCTTGCGGATCAGTTTGAACCGCGCCTTCCATTTCTGTCTCTACTGCTTCATCTGTCATAAGTCACCGGGTTTAAGTTATTGTTTCGCTCTTTCAATTCTTGTCAAAATATCTTTTACAAAGTTTTCCTCTCCTATCCTGGCAAAAATCGCTTCTTGTGGAATAGGGTACTTTTGCCCTGTCATGGGATTGGTAAGCATAAGGTCTAACCGCTTTTCAAGCGTTCCCCGCTTCCACCTATCCAGGACTGCCTTTCCGCTATCAGTCTGGAAAGTTCTAGCTAACTGCATATTCCATTGATGGTCGGCATCCATCGCCGCTTGCTTTTCTTCTTCGCTTATTCCCTGGGGTCGCTTTTCTAAAGCTTCCCACCCTTCAAGTTGCTTGCTCATAAAGGTTTTGTTTCTACTTTATTTTGAGTAAAAAACTTTTCTAGCGTTGAAAGTTTGTAATAAACATTGCTGTCCATAATTTTGTACTCTGGCCCTATCCCCTTTGCTCTCCATTCTTCCATTTCTTCCGAGGTTTGCCCTATAATTACTTTTCCTATTTCAGACTCTTTTAGAAAAAGTTTGCTCATATAGTCGGTTGTGGCTCCGGTTGTGCTTCGGCTTGCGCCATTGCTTGTTGTTGGCCCATTTCCTGCCCTACCTGTTGCTGAATTGCGGACCTTTCGGCTTTATTTCGGATCAATGTCGGATCAATCCCAAACTTTTCGCCTATCCATTCGGGGACATCTTCAACTTTAACCCCTAACGCGAAAGCTTGCTCCCCAACAGATTGACTAATCTGCAACCATTTAAGGACATCTTGGATTTCATCCAGGCTTTGCTGTTGTGCTAGTGGGCTAGTCGGTTTTGCTTTTATAATTTTCCCATCAATTTTTAACTTATCCTGCATCAAGCCCTTCCTAAAAAGGATAGATAAACAACGGTTTGCCCAGGGCTTTAAAAACTCTGACATATACCTGGCTAATGGTGTCCCCGTTCTTTGCTGTAATTCCTTAATCCTTTCTAAAATCTCGGTAGGACTTCTTACGGGTCCCGCTTCACTCGGCAAAGACTCATCCAACAACGTTTTTTTAACTGCTATCTGCAAATCAGCTAAAACAAACTGAGAAACGTCCATGTTACTAGCAGGGGCTAAAGCTCTCAAATTACCTGACGCGGCTACTGGAATAATTGCGCCTGGAAATATCTCAACGGTGTCCGGGTTCATAATCCCATCGTCTACCGCTTCCCACATTCCGGCAACGTCAAAGCTTGCTCTTTGCAATACAAACTCTTTCGTTTTGTTTAGGGTCTTAATATCGGGGAGGGCAGACATTAAAGGACCCCGCCCGAATACTTCCCCGGCTACCTTAATCCATCGGGTAATTATCCAGGGGTG